CCAGAAACTGTCCCCGATACCCGTGATTGGCGCGCCGCTATACCATGCAGGGCCGCCAGAAGAAGTATTTCCAGTTAGTGTCTGCGTGCCGTCAGTGACTAGTGTGAGTGTTGCGGTGGGGTTGGCGGGGGATATCTTTTGATCGCCGACCTGTGCGATGTCGAGGGGGTTTATAACGCCGCCACCACCGGAAGCCGCGATCATCAGCATAATGCCACTCACGAAACCCCCGACCCACTAACAATAGCTTCCGTTGCAGTGACGAAATAGACCGTGGCGAAGCCTCGTGCGGCTAGCGTTCTGTTTCCAGTAGTTGTAGTGCCGGCCAATCGCAGCGTCAAACTGGCGCCTTGGGCTATCGTCATCGAAGCACTGTTGTGGTTGTAAATCGACACCACCATACCCGCGCTAAAAACACTCGCCGGAACAGTAAGAGTTGCGCTGTCCGTTTGTTGAATACATTTGCTGCGATTCGTCAACCCAAGGGTTGCCGTGCCGGTATTGGTACTTGACGGGATGTCTTTCCAGCCGAGTTCTAGTGCTGCAGCATCTTGAATTACCCCCGCACCAGTAATACGCATACGTTCAGTGCCGTTTGTAATTAGAAGTAGTGGCGCTGTACCCGCAGTTTCGACGTTCACTCCCGTAACGTTGGAGTAGAAGAATCCAGAGTTACCACTAGCCTGCGCGCGAATAGTGCCCGACACATCTAATTTATATGTGGGGATATTTCCGATTCCGACGTTGCCACTCGCGTCGATGCGCATGCGCTCGGTGTTGTTTGTACCGAAGAGCATCTGCCCGTTCTCGTAGTTCCAGACGTAGGCGTCGGAAGCCGCGAACGTGAGCGCAAAGCCGTCAGTCGCTGTGACGCCGCTCGTGCCGTGCGTCATCCGAATGCGCGGCGCAGTGGTCTCGTGGACGTGCAGCCTAGTCGCGGTCTCCGGCGCAACGCCGATGCCAACGTTGCCACTCGCGTCGATGCGCATGCGCTCGGTGTTGTTTGTACCGAAAAGTGTGGCGCCGTTCTCGAAATTCCATACAGCGGCTGTAAGACCATCGCCACCCATTTGCATCTCGAATCCGTCAGAATTGCCGGTTCCGGTAGCGCTGTTCTGAAGTAATAGGTTTGCGTTACTGCCGTCAGTGGCTCGAATACGAGCGAACACTGCACCGGCCTTAAAAACATCGAGAAGACTGGTGGGGGCGCCGCCGATTCCGACGTTTCCGCTCGCATCTATACGAACCCGCTCAGTGTTATTTGTGTTGAACAGAAGTATATCTGTCGCAGCATTCCCGAATATTGATGCGGTGGCGTCGCCCCATGTTATAGAAAAGCCATCTGTCAAGTGGACAGCGCCGTTGAACACATCTAGCGCTGCTGTAGGCGTGCCGCCAATACCGACCTTGCCTGAAGAATCGATGCGCACCCGCTCGAATCCTGTCGTACTGAATGCGATAGTGTCGGCTGCGGGAGACCACATACCGTTATTAGTATCCCCTGTGAATGTGTAGCTCGGGGCGCCGGCTGAACCGAGAGGTGCTGAGAAGATGCTGGTAGCTGTTACTGTGGCGGCAGAAAAAGTACTGTTAGCTGTGAGTGCGCCATTAACTGTCAGCGAGCCCGTGAAGTAGTTCGTTACATCGAAGATGTTATCCGCGCCGTCACAGAAAACCGTGACAACCTTAGCGTTCGGCACAGTGACGCCTGTACCCGAAGAAGTCTTCAAGACAAGACTGAAACCGCCCGTAGTGCTGTTGCGGAAGACATAAAACTTGCTGACGTTTGGGCAAACCACGTTCCGGTTCGCAGTGAGCGTTCCGGTCATGTTCAACATCATGCTACGGGATTCGTCCGCTGCGCCGTTGGCTTGGGACAGAGTGTAGTTCGCATCGGTCATGGCGATGCTTGTGTAGCCCGCAAGTGCTGAATCTACGAGGTCTGTAATCCCATTGTTTACGCGGTCTCCCCACGTACCAGACAATTCACCAGTGGCGGGTTTTTCTAACCTGAGACGTGTCGTATATGAACTCGGCATTTAATCCCCTTATTTAACTTGTAGTACCGCAGTGTCGAACGCATTGGCCGGAAGGCGAATAGTCAACGTTTGACTAGAAACGGTCTTGTCTCCACCGAAGTCCAACACAAAAATAGCACGATTTGCTTTGCTTGAATTATAAACTAACGCGCCGCGTGCCGTAAAGGTCGCAGCAGGCCAAGCAATATCATTGAAATCGAGCGTAGTTGTGTAGTTAGTATCGGCTTGATTAGTTATCGTAACTGCCGTAATTGTGGCGCCGCCAGCCGTGTAGCCCGTACCAGAAACTTCATTCGTAGCCGCGTACGCCGTAGTTGTAGCGTCGAGAGAAGCCGAAGAAGTATAGAGCGCGATCTTAAGCGTGTCGGTGTCTAGATCGTGAATCCCCCCGAGCAATTCGTTTTTAAAAGACTGACACACTGCCTGTACTATCACGCGCCCACCCTAGTATATTGGCTCCCTCGATATGCATCCAGAGGAATCTTGCTGCCGTTATAGGCGCGGAGAATCCCGAGCCATTCTGTGTACTGCGCTACATAGGGCTTAATCACATCCTCTTCATACTTCGCGAATACACCCGCTTCCACGAGCGAACCATACAACAGCAGTTGGTCGAAGTTATCGCCTAGCCACGTAGTAGAAGCCGTGACGATAGATTCAGGATACGCGAAATATCGCAGATTATAACTATAGCTCGAATCCGGTGTGGGCCCTACAACAAACGTCGTTTCGTTCGTTAGCGCATAGTATTTCGGCTGCGCCGTAGTGGCGATTACCGGATACGCCTCGCGGATGAAACCAACTTCTTTGTTCACGAGATATACGTAGTTGCTGGAGCCATCGATGATCGCGAATTCAAGTACCGACAAGAAACCTGCCGGTACGGCTAACGTAGAAGTACCGGACGAAAGAGAACCTGTAGCTGTTGTAGATACGTCAGGAAGTTGAACCGCGTTATAGATTTTCTTTTCTGCCGCTTTTACTATGACAGGGATATTCGCTATGAACGTAGTGTCATAGTTTTCCGTGTAGTCAGAAATCGCCGTAGTAAGCTGCGAATAGTTCAACTTTAACTCTCTTTATTGGCTGTTTTTACTGTACTTAATACCCTGCTTTGCGGCGCCTGTACCACGAATCGGACGAGTTTTGGTATTCGGAATATCGTTCGGGTAGCCGTTCTCGCCCAGGTCCGCTTCACACGGCTGCGGCATAGAATAAACTTCCCGAGACTCAAAGTTCTTATCGGGATTCTTCGACGCCCATTTACTGTTGTTGACCTTCATATTTCTCCTTAGCGCTTCTTGGCGTTAGTAGCCGACGAGTTCGGCTTCTTGACATCCTCAGTGCCGCCCTTCGTAGCCGCCGTAGTATTCGACGTTTTCTTAGCGCCGAGGTTGCTGATCGCCACTTGACGACCCTTCTGCATAAAGTTCTTCGGTAAACCAGCCATATAACCTCCTTAAGTGATTGTAACTGTTACAGCGCCCAACGTAAATTGAAGCGGTGTTCCTTGTACTGGATTCCAGCCCCAGTATTTGCTGCGAAATGTTTGAAAAGCTGTATCAGGGCGAGCATTCAGAATTGCTTGCGGATCAGTAATTTTCAAACGCCCAATTTTATACTGCGGTTGATCCGGCTCCCAATCATCAGGGCAGACTCGTATATTAGTTAGTTTTAGGTTAATCTGCAATGGTTTTAGCAAATGCAGTGGGTAGCGCTGGCCGCACCTATCGCAAAGCCCCCAACTTTTCTTCCCTGCTGCGTATTTGCCGGCCATTACATCGCCAATAAAACAAACGGCACCAAACCGCCAAGCCCAGTAGCCACAGCGTCAAGAACCTCAACACCGTGCGGCGCAGCTTCGCCACGGGCCACAGCCCGCTTATTCAATAGATAATCCGCACCTTCTTTGAGAACGCCCGCAACTCCGCTGACTGCCAAGGCGAGTCCAGCCTCCATCGTTACGATGTACACAGCCGCAAAAATAACTTGGCCGTACGCGAAATGATTCAGCTTGTCTTGGGCAAATACAGGTAAATTCATAGTGCCTCCTATCGAGAAACGTCAGGTGTAATAAACCAAGAAGAGCGGTCGTGATCTTCTGCCGCTGCAGCGCTCCAGAGTTCTTCGTAATCCGCCTTCAGGCGCGGGAGCCTAGCCTCGGCTTCGGGCTTCTTTTGAGCGATGTAATACGCAAGCCCCGCTACGAGACACGGTAGGAACCGATATGGGATGTCCATCGTATTGCTACCATTCGTTCCAGTATCTTGAATTCTACGTAGACGCCAGTACACAAGCGTGTAGGTAGTAGCCGTATCCGGCACGGGCCAGACCGTCACAGTAGGCGTAAGTTGACGATTGATATAGACTTGTACCGGGCGGCCAGTTTGCGTCTTGTTGGGAATCGTGGCGTACGTAGACACGGTAATACGGTTGATATTGATGTCTGTATTTGTCGTGCCACTTGTGGTTCTAACTACGTGCTCGATGAGGTCTAGCGTGTCTACGGGAAGGTTGTACGTAGCTGTGCCAGCTACCAGCGGGATTGTGCCTTGTTCGATAGTCCACATCGCGACCCCACGGTTCGACCAATCAATCGACAGAAGATTCAAGCTGCGCCGCGCAGTACGTAAGTCCCAACCCGTGCGACTTTCCAGGCCCGCCCGTTCGAAGGCTTCCTCAATGCAATCTGTTATGTCCAGATTAAAAGTGGTCGTGCCTGAAGTCGTCAATTACTTCTTTCTGAGTTTTGCCAGTGTTTCCGCGAAACGTGCCCGCTGACCCAATTTTCCGCCAGCCTTAGCAGCCTTAGCAATCTTTTCGGCAGGGATTTTTTGTCCCTTCGGCACCTTAAGCTGCTCGTGCAAAGCGCCGGGTTTCTTGATCGCCTTTTGAATGAAATTTTTAGCCATTATGTTCTCCTATTAGACCGGCAGTCGCATAAGCACATGCTGGTCGAAGAACAATATCCAAGGACTCAGACCATTGATCCAAAACTAAAATAAATTCAATTTCAGGATGTGTACTTGACACTGATCCTTCTTGTCCAAACATTGCAGCAACTTGTTGAGCTTGTTTAGTTCCATAAATTACTTCGTATTCCACGATTCTCCTCCTGTTCAAGTGGTAGGTACGTTGACACTGACAAAGCACAACTTATGCGTCGTGGCCGTGGTGGTATTGGTCGGCGCATCGTTTGCATACTGGCTCATTACAAACGGAATGTGATTTGTTGTTGGTTTTGAACCTGTAACAGTACTGGGAACCAATGGCTGTTGTGATGCTGATCTAGCGGCGCCAACAAGAGTCAATGTTGTGCTAGATACAGTTTGACTAGTGTCTACTGTGTATGTACCAGTACCTCCTGTACCAGTGCCGAAAGCAGTGACAATAGTACCAGCAGTAACGCCAGTACCAGACACCACCATACCTGCTCTAACCGTGCCACCAGTAACGGCAGTAATAGTCATCGTCGTGCCGCTGATGGAGCCTGTGAACGTGTTGCCGCTGGTCGTGGAATCAGCGCCTCGGTAGGTAGCATTAGTTCCCCATGCCCACCCGCTGGCCGGCAGGCCATTCAAGTGGTTGTTGTTCGATAGCGCAGCAAGAGAGATTGTGCCGCCTGTCTCGGTCAGCTTGGTGACGTGCAGAATCGTCTGGTTCGATTGCTGCAGCGTGAGCACGCACAGGATATTGCCGTTTGCAATCTGGTAGAGGCTGAAGAATCCAGTAGAGAACACTCCGGCATACACCTGATTATCAGCAAGCACCTCGCCCCGCGTGTTGATCTTCATGATCCGCACAGTGCTCGTGCCCGCATTCATCGCCGTTGGCTGGTTCCTACGGTAGATGAAATAGAACGACCCATCCTTTGCACGCAGTAGCTGGCGAGCCCGGTTCTCCGGGTAATCGGTCACGTACGTCGGCGTCGGCTGGGTGCAGGTCCGCGTGCCGCTGGCGACGGTTTGGCTAACACTGACGCGATATGTCCCGACATGCCCACGGCCAGTCGTGCTATTTGTGCCATAGTCCATCACGTAGGTGTTTGCAGACTCACCGTTCCCGCTGATGATCTGCCCCGGGACGATCTTCCCGCTCGTCACGGCAGTGACTGTTAGCGTGCCGCCATTGGTGGTAGAGATATCACCCGTAACAACAGCCGTGCTGTCGTCTGAGACATACCAGCGCGGCAGATAACAAAGCCACTTGAAGCCGCCTTCCTGTGTACGTCGATTCGTCCACCAGAAGCCCACGCGCGAGAAGATGTAAAACGGGCCGCCAGTTTTCGGCCCCATCAGTCCTGTGTAGGGGTTCGGGACTTCATCCCACTGCATGTTTGTCGTGCAAACACCACAGGCGTAATCTGGGTCTCCGTTCCCGCCAACGCTCACCAAGTCGTAGGCTTTGCGATACAGAATCCAGTCGCTATCCGATTGCAGATAGCAGGGATCGATCGTCCAAGTAGTCCCGGAAAACCGCAGCCACAGCAGCACGCGCCGCATTGCGCTTTCGACCTGGCCCGTCACTACGTCTGCGGTGGGATAGGTCTGCGAGGTAGTGACGATCAGGACTTTGCCATCCTGCCCGATACCTGCACGCACGTAAGCACCGCTGGAAGTGATGTTGCGCGTGAACGTCGATTCCGACTGAGTGATGCTGCGCGTCGAGCCGATCTGCGTCCCGGCCGAGTTATACGTGCGTATCTCAATCGTGTAGGCCAACGATGAACCCGTGTACGTGATGAAGTACACATAGTCAAAGCGCGGGTCACGCAGTAGGTGCGCGTGCTGGCACAGCGTCGTGACAGTGGCAATCTGCGTCCATGAACCATCGGGGACGAGTCCACCGACGGCAGTCGGCGAGCGATACAGGTCAATCGTGTTGGTCGTGCGGCCCCACGTAAAGACAGTGCCGTCGCTCATGACGACCAGTTTCTCTACGGAGTTGCCGGCCCAGTTCTCGTTTTGGCTCGACCCGCCGTCAAAGTTGGCCGCGATTTGCTTGATGCGAGTGGTGTAAACACTATCGGCCGCTACAGGGGGAGACACTGCGGCTAGAGGAGATTCAGTAGGGGCAGCAGAGGCTGATTGGGAGAATAAAACCCAAACAATAGAAGTTACATCAATTGTTCCACCAGAAGCACTAGTACATTGATAAGAAAGACCAACACCACTTGGAGCATTTACAGTTCCTTCTTGGACAGTGAGTACAGTGCCTGGATATGAATCATAATCAGTGAAACCTGTTGCTCTAGCTGGCGATGCTTGAGCGATATAAACACCGTTCTGTGCTGCTGTTGTTTGGTCTTTGACAAGCACTAAGTCTTGATCGGCAAGTGTCACGCCATCCAACACTTGACCTGGAACCAATGCTGTTGCAATAACAATGTTAGAAACAGCATTGGTTCCAGGTCAAGTGTTGGATGGCGTGACACTTGCCGATCAAGACTTAGTGCTTGTCAAAGACCAAACAACAGCAGCACAGAACG